TCGCGGGAACCCCGGTCGTTTCCACAAACAGTATTGATCTTGGCGTTGCTCGCGACATTGGCGAAGGCGAAGATCTGTACATGGTGTTCACGCTTACCGAAGCGTATAACACGCTCACTTCGCTTCAGTTTGAAGTGATTTACGCGACCAATGCTGCTCTTACTACGGGCATTGTTGCTGGTGGATCTTCGGGTGCAATTGCACTTGCTGATCTGACCCCAGCAGGAAACTCGTACTACGTTCGCCTCACGCCTGGTATTTACAAGGCAACAGGCGGCTCAGGCGTTGGTGCGCGGTACTTAGGAGCGCGATATAGCACTCTCGGTACAACCCCAACCACGGGTGCTGTGTGCGCTTACATTACTTCTGACATCCAGGACGGCAAGAAGTTCTACGCCTCCGGATTCACTGTTGCGTAATTAGGATTCAACCATGCCAATGTATCGCGCCAAAGTTAAGTGCTACATCGACAACTCCATCCGCGAGGAAGGTGATGTCTTTGAGTACAACGGAGATTCAAATGACTGTGTCGAATTGGTTACAGGCACAGGCAACGGCGAGCCAACGGTTGATGCTTCCGGAAGGAAGTGGAAAGCCAAGGGCAAGCGTAAGTCTTCGGATGATGAAGCGGACGTTGACGAGGGTTGAACCTTTGATTTGATTTGCCGCATGGGGGGAGTCGCTGGGAAACCACGGCTCCCCCTTATTTCTAGGAGGTCGCACATTGAGTTCAGAAGTCGATATTTGCAACCTAGCACTATCACACATCGGGGATGAGGCGACAGTCTCAAGCATTGACCCACCTGAAGCATCGTTTCAGGCAGGTTTGTGCGCCCGTTTCTACCCCATTGCTCGCGACTCCCTGCTGCAAATGCACAACTGGAACTTCGGTTCTAAGCGTGTCAATCTTGCACAGGTGACCAACGTGTGGCCGGAGTGGGAGTACGCATACGCAGTGCCTGGTGACTGCGTGACCATTGTCAGTGTGCTTCCTCCGGACGCTGCCAACGACTACGCGACGCAGTTTGTCCCAACCGACAGCCCGTCATTTGGACACAACTACGCCCCGCTTATTGCGGCAGGTCAGTACGTCCCGCAACCGTACGCCGTTGAGGCTGACACCCTTGGTGCGGGTGTGATCTACACCAACCAAGCGAGCGCAATGCTCCGGTATCAGTCCCTTGTGTCTGACCCAACCAAGTTTACGCCGCTGTTCGTGATGACGTTGTCTTGGCACTTGGCATCGATGCTTGCGGGGCCGATCATCAAGGGCGACACCGGGTCAGGTGAAGCGAAGCGATGCCTACAGATGATGGCTGGGTATCTGTCTCAGGCGCGAACAAGTGACTCAAACATGCGAAACATCAAGGTGGAACACATCGTTCCCTGGTCAGCAGGAAGATAAACATGCCGATGACACGCACCTTCTTCCGTTCGTTCGCCGGCGGCGAGTTGTCGCCTGAGATGTTTGGACGCATTGACGATGTCAAGTTCCAAACCGGGGCGGCAAAGTTGCGGAACTTCATTGCCATGCCGCAAGGCCCGGCAGAGAACCGACCCGGAACAGCGTTTGTGCGAGCGGTCAAGAACAGCGCAAAGCGCACTCGACTGATCCCGTTCACCTACAGCACAACGCAAACGATGGTGCTTGAACTTGGTGATGGGTACGTCCGGTTTCACACGCAAGGTGCAACGCTGTTGGCAGGAACCGGAGCGGCATACAATGGTGCGACCCCATACACGGTTGGGAGCATGGTCAGTTACTTGGGCAACAACTACTATTGCATCCTTGCGTCAACAGGCAATCTGCCAACCAATGCAACGTATTGGTATCTGATTCCTTCAGCCGCATACGAGATCCCTACCCCGTACGCAGAGGCTGACCTGTTCGACTTGCACTATGTGCAGTCTGCCGATGTGCTGACCATCGTCCACCCAAACTACGCACCACGCGAATTGCGCCGACTTGGTGCAACAACGTGGACGCTGTCAACGATCTTATTTGTGTCGCCAGTTGCAGCACCTGGTGCGCCAACGGTAACTGCTATTCGCGGTCGATCCATCAACATTTTGAGTATTACAAACGCCGCAATTGCGGTGATTGAAACAGTTGCCGACCACAATTTTGCTCGTGGAGATCCGGTTGAAATTAGCGGTGTTCTTGGAATGACAGAGGCAAATGGATTTTGGATTGTCCATAAGAACACGCCTAGCACTAAATTAGAAGTGCAGTCTTACACGACAGGTGAACACTTTAATAGCACTAATCCACCTGTTGGTATTTACACAAGTGGTGGAAGTGTTCAGTACGCCAACCAGTCGCAAGAACTTGACAACTTCTATGTCATTACATCTATTGCAACAAACGGGTTTGACGAAAGTGTTGCTAGTCCTTCGGGGACAGTATTCAACAACTTGAATGTGACAGGCGCGTCGAATGACTTGACATGGACGGCTGTGTCAGGGGCATTGCGATACAACATCTACAAGAAGCAAAATGGTTTGTATGGTTATATCGGACAGTCCGATACCAATTCGTTTACTGACAACAACATTGCGCCTGACATGGGGATTACGCCTCCCATCGTTGACCCGGTGTTCATGTCCGCAGGTAACTACCCACAGGCCGTGAGTTACTTTGAGCAGCGTCGAGTGTTTGCCGGCACAACAAACGAGCCACAAAGCATGTGGATGACGCGCTCAGGAACCGAAAGCGACATGTCGTACTCGCTTCCTGTCAAGGACGATGACCGAATCAACTTCCGTGTCGCAGCGCGAGAAGCAAACACCATCCGTCATGTCATCCCGTTGACACAGTTGATCCTCCTGACCAGCGCAGCGGAATGGCGCGTCAGCCCGGTGAACAGCGATGCGATCACACCAACCACGGTGTCTGTGCGTCCGCAGTCGTACGTTGGCGCAAGCAACGTGCAGCCTGAGATCATCAACAACAGCATGGTGTACTGCGCTGCAAGAGGCGGTCACATTCGCGAACTCGGCTACTCATGGCAGTCAAACGGGTTCATCACTGGCGACCTGTCAATCCGCGCTGCACACCTGTTCGACAACTTCAACATTGTTGACATGTGCTACGCCAAGTCACCGCAGCCACTATTGTGGTTCGTGTCAACGACAGGCAAACTGCTTGGGCTGACCTACGTCCCTGAACAGCAGATTGGTGCATGGCATCAGCACGACACTGACGGCGTGTTTGAGTCCTGCACCGTTGTCGCTGAAGGCAACGAGGATTCCCTGTACGTCATTGTTCAACGCACTATCAACGGCAACTCGGTGCGATACGTTGAGCGGATGGCAACTCGGCAGGTCAACCTGCTCAAAGACTGCTTCTTTGTGGATGCGGGATCGACGTTTAACGGCACAAACTCGACCGCGACAACCGTTACGGTGACGGGCGGCACATCTTGGGGGCCGGATGAAGTATTGACCATTACCGCTTCATCAAACCTGTTCGTGTGGCCCGGAACCACCGATGTCAACGATGCCATTGTGTTGACAGATTCCACAGGTGCTTCTTATCGCCTCAAGATCCTCGCTACGAGTTCCCCGACTGTGGCAACAGCCAAGGTGGACAAAGTCCTTCCGGTCGCTCTCAGGGCAACTCCGACCGCTGTGTGGGCATTTGCACGGGACACGGTCAGCGGACTGTCGCACCTTGAGGGAAAGACGGTCAGCATCCTCGCCGACGGGGCAGTGATGCCGCAGGTGGTGGTGACCGGAGGGGTGGCAGTCCTTGAACGTGCGTCGGTGGTGGTTCACGTTGGTCTGCCGTACGAAAGCGACCTACAGACGCTGCCAGTGGCATTGAACATTGACGCATTCGCGCAGGGGCGCGTGAAGAACGTCAACCAGGCATGGATTCGGGTGTTCCAATCGTCGGGTGTATTTGTCGGGCCTGACGCAAACAAGTTGACAGAAGTCAAGCAGCGCACCACCGAGCCGTACGGTTCACCGCCAGCCTTGAAGTCCGATGAAGTCAGCGTTGCTATGACCCCGACATGGGCGCAGTCCGGTCAAATTTACATTCGGCAGAGCGACCCGCTCCCGCTGACCATTGTCGGCATTACCACAGAGATTGTTGTCGGCAGTTAACAGGAGAAAGACATGAGTTCATTTGCATACGCAGCATCGTCAAGCAGCCTGATGAACATCCTTGGTTCGTCGGCAACCCCTGCCGGGTACAGCGCGGGTGGATCAACGCTTCCTGCCGTTGGCGGTGCAGCCGGCACAAGTTGGACGAGCGGCGAAGCACTAATGATGGGCGGTTCGATCATGTCGGTGTTTGGTGCTGTCAACAGCGCAATCGGTTCCTTCTACGCAGCCGACAGTCAGAAGACGCAACTCAAGATGCAAGCGCAGAACCAACGGTTCCAAGCGCAGATGTCAGCGATCAACGCTCGCGGTGCTGAGATGCAAGCGCAGCAGTCGCTTCTCGCCGGCGAACGGGCAATTGGTCAGTACACGATGGGTGCAGGTCAACGCCGTGCATCGGCTACCGCGTCAATGGCAGCGAGAGGCATTCAGGGTGGTGTCGGCAGTGCGCGTGAGGTCACCGCAAGCATGGACTTGATCAAGGAGATTGACAAGTTGACCATCAGTTCTAACGCCGTACGTCAGGCCGAGGCAGCGCGAGCGCAGCGGATCAATTACATCAACCAAGGTGTGATCGCGGGTACAAGCGCGAACAACCTCATGGCTACCGCTGGCACAATCAGCCCGTACTCCAGTTCGTTTAGCAGTCTGCTTGGTAGTGCCTCAAGTATCGGGTCAACGTGGGCGACACAGCGTCGTATGGATGAACTTGTTGCAGCGCAATCACAGCGCAGATTCTGATAAAAACCGCAAACCCGTCGAAATCCACGGGATTAAACACCATGCCAACAGTCCCAACATCGTTTGTGCCACAAGCCGACATTTCATCACAAGCAGGTGTCGCACCGTTTGAGGCAACGCCCGGTCAGCCAGCACAGAACCTAGCAGCAGGTCAAGCGGTTGAACTTGGCAACGCACTGGTGCAAGCCGGCAATGTGGAGTACCGCATCGGTGCGATCATGCAGGACAACCTGAATGACGGCAACGCCAAACAGGCTGAGACACAGTGGTTGACACAGGCGCAAGACATGCTGCGCGGTCAGAATGGTTATTTTAACGCGTACGGAAAAGATGCCGACACCAAGTACCAGGCAACACAGGACGCGCTGTCAGCGTCTGCAAACACGGTGATGGATGGACTTGGCAATGACACGCAGAAGGCGATGTTCATGCAAGCCACTTCCCGGAACATGGCTCAGTTTCGTGGGCAGATGCTTGACCACAAGAGCAAAGAAGCATTTCGGTTTGCTACAAACGAGTCACAGGCTCGCGCAGTCAACTACATCAGTAACGCTGTCAACGAGTACCAATCACGCGGTCAGGTTGACCAAGACGGTCAGCCAACTGGCGCGTTCAACGCAAGCGCAATGACTGCAATCAATGAAACGCGGGAATACGCCAAGAGCGTTGGCATCCCATTGAACTCGTTTCAAATGCTTGAGATGGAACGCGGCGTAACTACTGCTATCACAGGTGGCGTTGTTAATCGGCTTATGCTCAATGACGAATACAAGTCTGCGCTTGATTACGTTGTCAGTCAGAAAGAGAACGGCCTGATTGACGAGAAGACAGCGCAAAGTCTGTTGACATCGGTGTCAGCAAACCGCGACCGACAGATGACGAGCGAACTTGCGGAATCTATTTCCTTATACGGTACGCTTGATACCCCTGCTGGCACATCGAACTTTACAAATCCTGTAAAGGGTGGCGCAATTACTCTTGTTACTCGACCTGGTCAAGACGGCGAGTCACTTCCTGTTGGTGTTTCAATTACTGCTGAAGCAGGGACTCCGGTCGTTAGTCCATCAGATGGCATTGTCATTAGCAAAATTGGAGAAGAAGCAGTAATCCGAATGGATGACGGATCAGAAGTCACATTTGTAGGTGTTGGAAAAGTTAACAACGAAGATCAATTGTTTGAGGGCAAACGATTAAAACGGGACGATTTAATTGGCGCATTTGCAGAGAACCAACCGATTTCGTATCGCATTGTTCGTAACGGCGAACCGATTGACATTCGCAACGACAATTCTCTTGATCCGATGATGAACAGGGATGCCGCTCGACGGCCGCAAACCGAACAAGAGGCACTGGCTATTGCAGGGTCAATTGATCGACGCGAGATCCGGGACGGCGTTAAGCAGCGCATTAGCCAGCGTTACGCGCAAGACCGCGCAATGGCAGCGCAAGAGAACCAGCGCGTTGTTGAGGCGGTCACACGGTCGCAGGTTGCAGACCCAAACGCTGCTATCCCGCCAGCAATGTTTGCCGCTCTTACGCCTGACCAACAGTCTGATGTCATCCGGTATACGCGCAAGGCAAACGACATGGACATCATGCTTCAGATTGCTGAGAAGCCAAGCATTCTGACCCGTGACTATGTATTTGCCAACAAGTCCAAGTTGACCAACGAAACATTTATCAAACTACTTGACCAAGTTGGCAGCGGAAAACTCATTGAAGCAACTGTCGATGCTGACATGATCAACGCAACGCTTGCAGTTGGAAAGATTGAGTTGACAAAGGAACAGTCGTTGCAAATGCGCGTCGCCGTTGAGAAAAAGATTTACGAGATGCAATCAGATAGCGGCAAGAAGTTAGATCGCGATCAAAAGCAAATGATCATTGACAGGACAATTGCTGACACCGTGTACAAGCCAGGTTGGATTTGGGATAGCAAACCAATGCCGGCCGCTATATACACGCCTTCTGAATTGGAAGGACAGATGCGAACGCTGACACCTCAACGTCGAGCGGCAGTCATTCAAAGTCTTCAGGCTGACGGCATTAAGAATCCAAGTCCAAGTCAAATCGAAAAGGCATGGAAAACATTGGGCAAGTTAGGAACTAAATAATGGACACAGACATTACCGATCCAAGTTTCAAATACGCCCCATCACAAAATCCTATTGATCCGCTGAAAGTTTCCGGATCTGCCGCGTTGCCAAACACAATGGCGCAGCAGGTTGACTTTGTGCCGTCGGGCGATGACTTTGCCGACACCATTGCCAAGCAGACGCGTCAGCGCATTGCCGACCAAACTAACGCCATGAACTTGGCGATTTCCAAGGCAGCAGCCGGCAATCCCGACGAAGCGGCCGCAGCGCAGCGTCTTGGGTACGAGACAGGCGTTGGTGCAGACATTGCATCACGCAACATGAAGACGCTTCAGGAACGCGCTGCCGTTGATCGCATTGGTCAATTGGACTTGATGAGGGCTGACCCCATCCTTGCAAAGATGCTGTCCGATCAGAACTTTGCAGCCATTGCGCTTGATGACGTTGACAACCTGCAATCCACCGGGACGATGCTTGACTCGGTGATGGGAGTCAAGAACGAGTTCTTGCTCGGTCGCGAGCGCGGGTACGCGACAACCGCGCTTGGCAAGACGGGCGGGAAGATGCTTCAAGACTCATGGCTTGGCAAGCCGCTTCTCGAAACAGACCGTGCAGAAGCAAGACGGCAAACCGCTGAAATGGAGAAGTTGCGGGGCAGCGGTGGGTTTGCTGAGAGTTTCGGTGCGCTTGAAGGGCAGATGGAATCAGGTCTGCCTGGTCAGATTGAGATGGCAGGTGTAGGCGCGGTCGCCGGCGGTGCAATCCTTGGCTTGCCTTCGGGCGGTCTTGGACTTGTTCCCGGCATGGTTGCCGGCGCAGAGTTGGGGTTCCTGTCAGCCTCTGCCGTGCAATCGTTTGAGGTCGAGTCCGGCGCGTCGTTTGTTGACCTGCTTGATCAAGACATTCCTGAAGACACAGCGCGTACGGCAGCAACCATCGTTGGCACAATCAACGCTGGTCTTGAAATGATCCCGTTGAAGTTCTTTACAAGCAGGGCAAAGAAGTTAATCAAGTCCGCTGTGCAGGAACAGGTGGTTAGTTCGCTTGTGCAGGTTCCAACTATCAAGAACGCGGTTGGCAAGTTCATCAAGGAATGGGCTACTGGCATTGGCGTAGAAAGCGTGACCGAAGTTGTGCAGGAAATCACCAACATTACCGCCGAGGAGTTTGCAAAGTACGAAACAGATCCTGACTTTCAAGCAAAGATGACAACGAAAGAAGGAATTAAAGATGTTGTCAATCAACTTCTTACAACCTTCGATGAAGTAGCAAAGGGCATGGCGGTGATGGGGTTCCTGCTGCCAGGTGCAACCTTTGCGTTTGACGCAAAGCGTGCGCGTAAGGCCAACAAGACCAAGCAGTTCTTTAAGGACATCGGCAAGGACGCTGCAACCTCAAAGGTGCGCGAGCGCAACCCGAACTCCTACCAAGCCTGGTTTGCAGAACGAGCAAAGGGAACTGGCGCAGAAACGATCTTTGTTGACGTTGACAAGGTACGCGGTGCGATGGTCAGGAACGGAATCAACCAAGAGCAGTTGCAGTTCCTGCTGCCTGACCTGTACAAGCAGTTGCAAGCAATCGGTGCTAACAGCGGTGTTGATGTCACCATCCCTACTAGCGTGTACGCGGCTCGGTTGGTAGACACGGCATTCGGTCAGGACTTGCAGAGTGACATGCGGCTGAACCCGGATGACATGTCAATCAATGACAATAACGAGTATGTAAAGTCGCGAGACACTCGCGTTGCTGAGTTGGTCAAGTTGTCAGAGGAGATGACCGCAAGCGACGAGATCCTTGCCGAAAGCGCAAAGGTAGTAGAGAACCGCGTTGTGTCTGAGATCATGGCGGTAGGCAAGTACACGGAACTTGAGGCAAAGGCAATGGCTGCTGCTCACGTTGCGTTTGCTGTGGTTAACGCTCAGTCGTTGAACATGACTCCTGATCAGTTTGACATTCAATACGGCATGGCAACGCGTGGAGAAGGACAGGCAACACCAGCCGCACCGCTTGAGCAAGCCTCCCGCATTGATGCCGACTACATGGCAGCGGTTGAGAGCGGTAACGTAGTTGAGCAGCAGCGCATGGTGGACGAGGCGGCAAGAGCGGCTGGGTACACAAGTCCAATCGTTCATCACGGCAGTATTGCAAAGGGTGTTACGCAATTTAATGTCGATAAATCAATTGAAGTTGAAGGTGGAATTTTCTTTACAACCAACGAAGACGTAGCGGCGCAGTACACGTTTGAACGAGCATATGGAGACATTATTAGTGACGAGCCACTAGGTGATGTAACTACGGCAAAGTTGCGAATGACAAAGCCATATGAATACCAAGCAAAAGGCAAGGTCGTTGATGCAATTGAAATGCAACGCGCTGTTAACTTTGCAAAGTCCAACGGATATGACGGCTTAATCATTAAAGATATTGATGATTCAATTGGAATGACGGGCGACATGGGTGATGTGTATGTCGTGTTCAATGGAAACCAAATCAAGTCTGCCGACCCTATCACCCGCGACGCAGCCGGCAATGTCATCCCGCTTTCGCGTCGTTTCAACATTGCCAGCACAAGCATTCTTGAACAGGCTGCTACTGTCTCCGCAACCACCTACTCCGCGCTAGACAAGGCTGTAGAAGATGTCACCGCCAAGTCGCTTGCTGCCAGTGGTTGGAAGGAACAGATCAAGGGCTGGGTCAACAAGGGCATTGTCAAGCAAAGCGAGGTTGAGTGGAGCGGCCTTGTTGAATACCTTGACATGCAGGACGGGAAGATCACCAAGGAAACGGTGAGCGAATTCCTGAAGAACAACGGGGTAAAGGTTGAGACTGTCACGCTTGGTGATCGTAGGGACATGGTTAAAGTCGCTGCAATCAAAGGTTCGTATGCCGCTGAAGCGGCACTTGGCGATATTTACGGACTTGGTGGAACATGGCAAAGCCAATTTGAAACTTACCGAAATTTAGTAAGAACTGACGCACCGCGTGATCAAGTTGCTCAAGCAACCATTCCAATCGACGAGTTGCTTGAAAATGAGTTTGGCACTGACCTTGATGAGTACATTAGGGACGCATACGACAGTGGTGACAGTGATGCAAAGTATTCCAGGTATGTGCTTCCAGGTGGCAAGAATTATCGCGAAGTTTTAGTGAAGTTACCTGTTGGATTTATGCCTCCTGCTCCTGCGTTGTCAAAGGAAGGCCTTGCCGCTCGTCAAGTTGTATTTGATAAGTACGCGCCACAACTTGAGGCATTAGAGCAGGAAATTAGCAATTTGACTTACGGGTCAACAGGTACTGATGCAGAAGCGCAAAGACTTGCGGACGCTGGAAATGAACGCGAAGCATTAGAAACTCAACGCGATGCTGAAGCAAACGTTTTGTATCGCATTCCAAACGCGCCCAAAGTAAAGCCGTTCATATCTTCGCACTGGGATGAAAGCAATGTTCTTGTCCATCTTCGTATGAACGACCGCACCGATGCCGATGGCAAGCGCGTGTTGTTCGTTGAAGAAGTGCAAAGTGATTACGGACAAGAGGGAAAAAAGAAGGGGTTTGTCTCTCCGGTAACGCAAGAAGATATTGATAAAGAAGAAAAATTACGCAACGAAACAAGAGAAGCAAGTCGCAATGTTGCTCTTGCACGGTCTGCAACTGCTATGGAGCAAAGACGAATTCTTAGAACACTTGGTTTGAAAAGTTACGCGGATATTATTTCTGCTGGAGAACGCAGAAAAGAATTAACAGATGCATACAACAAACTTGTTATTGATGATAAAGAATTCGCAATTGCAAAGGAAAAAGAGGTATTGGCAATAGTCGAAGAAATTCGTGTCAATACAAAATATAATGAAGCGTTTGAAGCAACGCGACAAAACAAGCGACCGTTTCGCGCTCCGTTTGTTGAAACCACAGACGGCTGGCTCAACCTTGGCCTAAAGCATGTCATGCTTGAGGCAATCAACGGTGGCTATGACCGCGTTGCGTTTGTTGACGGAGATCAAAGCGTAACAAGATACAAAGATGCTTTGACTGAAGCGGTTGATGAAGTTGAGATTGACCGTAACGATGATGGCACTTACAACTACAAAGCCATCAAAGACGGCAAAGAGTTGAAGGCAGAGGAATCTGTAACCGCCGAAAGAATTGAAGAGTTGTTTGGCAAATCAGGAGGTGCTGACCTTATACAACAGGCCGACGCTTTTCCGGATCAAATCAACACCATCAAATCTGAAGACATTAAAATTGGTGGCGAAGGAATGCGGAAGTTCTATGACAATGTTTTGCCAGCAGCCCTAAACAAACTGCTCAAAAAGTATGGTGGCGAGAAGTTACAAAAGATTGAAATTGATACTCGCGTACCTGAAGACAATTCGTATTACGAAACGCTGACTGACGATGACATTATTCGTCAATCAGGTTTTGACGTTACAGACACAATGAGGGAAATTGTTCGCCAAGGCCTACCGTTGTTCCAAGCCGCCCCGTCCCCAGGTCGCCGCGGGTCGTTTGATCCAACTCGTCTGCTGACCACGCTCAACACGAAGGCTGACCTGTCAACCTTCCTGCATGAATCGTCGCACTTCTTCTTCAGCGTTTACACAGACATTGCAAGTCGTGCAGGTGCGCCGGCGCGGATCGCCGCTGATGTGCAAATTCTCCTTGACTCGTTTGGTGTCAAAGACATTGCTGCCTGGAACGCCATGACGTTTGAGGAGCAGCGCAAGTACCAAGAGCAGTTTGCCTACAACTTTGAGATTTACCTGTTTGAAGGTAAGGCTCCGAGCATTGAGATGCAGGGTCTGTTTGAGCGGTTCTCCAAGTGGCTGCGCCGTGTGTACACCTCGATTTCCACCGAACTGAACGACTTCTACCGTGAGAAGTTTGGCGAAGACCTACCGATCCTGACTGACGAGATCCGTGGGGTCATGGGTCGAATGCTGGCAAGCGAAGCGCAGATCAAGCGAGCAGAGGCTGTCAATGAGATGAAGCCGCAATTCCAAACTCAGGCAGAGTCAGGGATGGATGACGCACGTTGGGCTGCGTATCAAGCGATGATTGAAGAGGCGCACGACCAAGCGGTCACCGATCTGACCAAGGCAAGTTTGCGTCAGATGGAGTGGCTGTCAAACGCCCGTTCTCGTTTGCTCAAGAATATGCAGTCAAAGCATGACGAGATCCGCAAGGAGATGCGTACGGAGATCGAAGCCGAGGTGATGGCCGAGCCGCTGTACATGGCGATGTCAATCCTGAAGACCGGACAGGGTCGCGCCAAGAATGGCGAACTTGTGCAGTTCAACGACAAGTTCAAGTTGAACCTTGAGGCTGTCAAGAAGATGCTGCCGTCCGAGGAGATTGCCAAACTTGGGTACGGCAAGTACGGGATGGTGTCCGAGGATGGCATCCCACCTGACATGGTCGCCGAGATCGTTGGCTTTGTGAGTGGCGACGAATTGGTGCTTGCCCTGTTGACCGCCAAGCCGGCAAAGGAAGAGATTGCCGCTCGACTCGACAAGCGCATGATGGACGAGTACGGAAAGATGAACACCCCCGAAGCCAAGGAGGCTGCTGTACAGGCTGCGATCCACAACGAAGCCCGTGAGCGGTTCGTTGCCGTTGAGGCGCGTTTCATTGCCAAGGCAACCCAGCCCGTCCGCGTGATGATTGACGCTGCCAAGGCAGCAGCGCGGCAGATCGTTGGCGCAAAGAAGATCGACGATATCTCCCCAGGCGAGTACGCCGCTGCCGAGGCGCGAGCCTCCCGTGACGCTGCCGAGGCGTACAAGGACAGGCAGACCCCTGACGCTGCCTCCAAATCGACCTACACGCGGGTCTACAACGAGCAGATCGCCAAGGGGGTCGATGAGGCTACCGCTGTTGCCGAAGCCACTAGCAAGGCTGCTGATGCCTCTACGAAAGCACAGGGAAAGGCTGACGCGTACAAGGCGAAGTACGGCGACCGGACTCCAGAGCAGGTCATCATTCGTGCGAAGCAAGCGCAGGTCTTGCAGAACCAATTGGTCAAGGAGGCGACCTCGTCCCTTGAGGAAGTTGACACCGCTGTTAAGGACTTCCGCAAGTTCTTTGGTTCTGACGAGAAGATTGCCAAGTCGCGCAACATGGACTTGGTTGACGCTGCACGGGCAATCCTGTCGTACTACGGGTTTGGGAAGGTTGGCAAGAACCCTGCCGACTACATCAGGAAACTTGAGGCATACAACCCTGAGTTGTACGCAGAGATTGAGCCGCTGATCAGTCAGGCAAGTACGGGTGTTCAGGACTACACGCAGATGACAATGGATGACTTCCGCATGTTGCGCGATGTCGTTGACGCTTTGTGGGCGCAGTCACGGCGCGACAAGCAGATCACCGTTGCCGGCAAGAAGATTGCGCTTGACGGTGTGTTGTCTGAACTTGACGCACGACTCAATGAGATCGGCGTACCGACGACCGTACCAGGCGAGAAGAGCGCACTGACAACCAAGCAGAAGTTTGCTGCTCACCTGTACAGCGCAAAGGCATTGCTGCGCCGAGTCGAGAACTGGGCAGACGCAACGGATGGTGCTGGTGGCGTTGGTGCGTTTACCAAGTACATCTATCGGCCTGTAAAGGACGCTGTCAATGCATACCGAGTAGACCGCAACAACTACGTCAAGCGGTTCGTTGACCTTGTTAGCACACTTGAATTGCCTGTTGGCAAGATCACATCACCGGAAATCGACTACACGTTCGGCGTTGGTAACGGTGGCATTGGTAAGGCTGAACTGCTCGGCGCAATGTTGCACACTGGTAACGAAAGTAACTACAAGAAGTTGCTAGTTGGTCGTGGGTGGGGGTCACTCAACAGTGACGGAACGCTTGAAACAGCACGTTGGGACTCGTTCGTTCAGCGGATGATTGCCGAAGGCGTGTTGACAAAGAATGACTTTGACTTCCTGCAATCGGTGTGGGATCTTAACGAGGAAATCAAGCCAATCGCGCAGAAGGCGCACCGCGACCTGTACGGCTACTACTTCAAGGAAGTCGAAGCAACGCAGTTCACGAACACATTCGGCACATACCGAGGTGGCTACGTTCCTGCAAAGACAGACGCGGCGATTGTTCGTGACGCACAGCGTCAGGCAAAGGCCGAGGAACTCGACGCAGACTTCCGGTCATCTATGCCAAGTACGGGGATGGGATTCACCAAGAGTCGCGTTGAGTACAACAAGCCACTAAGCCTCGACGTACGGCTGATGGCGAAGCACATTGATGATGTGTTGCGGTTTGCCAACATCCAGCCGGCTATCAAGGACGCGCTACGCATCGTCAACAACCGTGGGTTCGCTGACAAGTTAAGCCGCATTGACCCGACCGTTGTCGAGTTCATGTTGCTGCCTTGGCTAAACAGAACCGCCCGTCAGTCAACGAACGAGCCTGGTAGGAACAAGGTCATTGACAACTTCTGGCGCACCCTGCGCTCGCGCACGGGTATGTCAATCATGTTTGCTAACCTGCGAAACGCATTGCAGCAGGTCACCGGGTTGTTCCCATCCGCGCTCAAGGTGTCCAAGGGTGCGCTGAAAGACTCGCTGTTTACTTACCTTGCAAGTCCACGGAAGACCGCCGAGGCTATTGCCGGCTTGTCTCCGTTTATGAACGAGCGCATGCACTCGCAGATCTTTGAGATTCAAGATCAGATGAACGACCTGCTGTTGAACCCTAGCAAGTTTGACAAGATTCAGAAATGGTCGCAGCATCACGGCTATTTCCTACAGTCAGCGTTTCAGAACTTCGTTGACATCGTGACTTGGAACGGCAAGTACAACCAGGTGCTGTCAGAAATTGGTACTACTCTTTCTGACAGCGAAGCACAGGCCGAGGCTATCCAACAGGCTGACGCTGCCGTCCGTTCGACGCAGGGAAGCATGTCGGCAGAGGACGTTGCAGCCTTTGAGGTTGGCTCGCCGTTCTACAAGACCTTCGTGCAGTTCACGGGTTACTTCAACATGCTTGCCAACCTGAATACTGACGAGTATGTCAAGGTGTTGCGCGACCTTGGCTGGCGCGGCAACAAGGGCAAGTTGGTGTCAATCTACATGCTTGGGTTCCTTGCCCCGACTTTGGTGGCAGACGCTATTGCTCGTTCCCTTGGTGCTGGGTGGGACAACGATGACGATGGATACCTTGACGATGTTGCTGACTGGTTCTTCGGTAGCCAGGTACGGGCGGGAGCGGCAATGGTTCCGTTCGGGTCTGCTGCGTACACAGCATTCGCCGCAGGATTCACCGCTCGGACATACGACGATCGAATCACAAGCAGCCCATCAATTGGTTCGCTTGAGGCATCGACCGTTGGCGTTGGCAAGGCAGTTGTCAACCTTGCGTCTGATGACAAGGAACTCACAGGCAGGAACGTGCGCGATGTGTTGACACTCATCACGAATGCAACCGGAGTTCCCGTGTCTGTCCTTGGTCGCCCAATCGGTTACCAAATGGAAGTCGAACGCGGGAAGATTGAGCCAACCGACCCAATCGACTACATGCGCGGACTGATCACCGGAGTGCCAAGCGCAGAGAGTAAGAAGAAGTGATAGTACCCGTATGGAACATGCAAATGAATATTCTTTCAGCAACCTTTAGGAGCCAAGT